CTCTCCGAAGAGCCGGTCGATCAGGCAGCCTCGCTCGCAGCTCGTTTCCTCGCGTCGAAAGGCTTCCAATCGGGCAACATCGATGATGTGATCGCCGCGCGCCGCAAGAAGCAGCCAATCAGCAGCGCCATCGACTATCTGAAGCCTGTCCCGACCGAAGACGACGGGGCAACGGGTGCGTTCGCGCGCGGTATCGCCGACGTACCAACGGCGGGTTTCATGGACGAGCTGTACGGCGTCGCCCAAGCTCTCAAGAACCCGTCTGGCCACGGTTTCGAGCACGACATGAATGCGGCGATCGACCAATACCGAGGCAGGGTCGACCGCGACGAGAAGGAGCATGAGGTCGCGCGGGTCGCGGGCCAGCTCTTCGGCGGTCTCGGCATCCCGCTCATCTATGAAGGCACGGCGATGCGCGAGTTTGTGCCTGCTGCCCGCGCCGCCATCACTAGCGGCGCGACGCGCGAGGAAGCGATCGCTCTTGGCCGCAAAGCCGCCGCGACGGCAGTTCGGAAGGCCATGATCCGCGACGGTGCCTATATCGGCGGTGCTCATGGCGTCGGCTCGGGGGAGGGCGTGGGCGGCCGCATCAGCGAAGGCGCGTCGGAAGCCGCTCTCGGCGCAGCCGGAGGAGCAGCGGCAGGTATCGTTGGCGAAGCTGTTGCCCCACGCATCGGCACGACCGCGGCGCGGAACATCCCGAAGACCGAAGAGCAGCAGCTGATGGAGGCAGCGGACCGGCGGGGGATCGATATTCTTCCCGCCGATGTCGGCGGGCCGGTCACGCGGCGCGGAACCTCCATCATCTCGCAGACGGTCGGCGGCGTCCGGCCGATCAAGACGGCGGCGCAGAAAATGACTGGGCAAGCTCAGGAAGCCCGCGACAGGGCCGCCGCAGACATCGGGCAAGCGCTCGATCCGGAAGCGGCGGGGCACGAAGCAATCTCCGGGGCGCAAAAGTTCATCCGCGACACCAGCAACGACGCGCGCAAATACTATGCGCCGGCGGAAAAGGCCTCGAAGGGGCTGACCGTCCCGACGCCCAAGGCGCTGGCCAACATCGACGAGCAGATCGCCGATCTTTCCGAAGTGCCCGGCGAAAAGCCGCCAGCCCTTGCATATCTCGAGAACCTGCGGGACTCGCTGAAGCAGCGTGGCGGCGCCACCGTCATGGGGATTCGCGGCCTCCGGACGCAGATGCGCGACAGGTTCGTGAAGGACGGCCTCACCGGCACAGACACGGAACGCCGAGTTAACCAGGTGGTGGACGCCGCGGCCGAGGACGTTCGCGATGGCTTGAGCGCGGCGGGTATGCCCGACGTGTCCGCCAACTTCGCCGCTGGCGATGCCGCCTGGCGGTCGCGGATGGACACGATCAACAACGTACTTAGGCCAATCATCGGCACCCGCGACAGCCCAAAATCCGGCGAGCAGGTCGTTAAGACCATCACCGCCGATCTGCAGGGCAACAACGCGCGCGCGATCGCCTTCCTGAAGGCGCTCCCGCCCGCCGAGCAGGCGAATGTCCGCGCTTCGATCATCGGCGCGATGGGCAAGGTCGCCCCGGGACAGCAGGGCTCGGAAGGAACGGATTTCTCGCTGAACACATTCCTCACGCATTGGAACAAGGTCGGCGAGCGCGCGAAGAACGCCTATTTCGGGCCGGAAGCGCGCGCCGCTCTCAACGACTTGGCGCAGATCGCCGAAGGGACACGCGAGGCCCAGGGCTATCACAATATTTCGAACACCGGCGGCGTGGTCGCAGGCCTCGCGACGGCTGCGACCGGATTCGGCGGGTTCCCGCTCCTCATCAAGACGCTGGCGACGCAATATGCACTCGGCCGGCTGCTCGCCTCGCCGCGGTTCGCTCGATGGCTCGCCCGCGCGCCCAAGGCTAAGAACCCTCGCGCATACACCGACAAGCTGGCGGGTATCGCCCGCGCCGAGCCCGCCATCGCCAGCGATGTTCTATCGCTCCAGCAGCGACTTGCCGACGCGTTCAAGGCCGCGCCGATGAAAGCCGCGGCTACTAGCGACAGTCAGGACAGCGAACAAACGCCTCAATAGCGGCCCAGGGATCGACCGCGATGACGGCGAAAGCCAGCACGATCGCGAGAGAGATGAATGCTCGGCGCACTCAGGCTGGCACGCAGATTGCGGTCAGGGTCGGCGGAACGACGACATGATAGCCAGTTGGCGCCTTGGCCTTGGCCTCCTCGAGCCATGCCCGCTGCAGTTCCGCCCGCGCCCGCTCGCAGCGCTCCATGCTCGGATAGTCGGTGATCGCCACGCCGTTCGCGGTCATGATGACGAGCTTCGCTGCCAGAACGAACGCCAACGCCGACACGAGAATCCGCATAACGGCTCTCCATAAGCCGAAAACTGCCCAATCGTAAGCGATTTCGGCCCGTCCTACCTTCGCGCCTTCAAAGGCAACCACCGGGCCTTAACCGGGTGAGCGAAAGGTGAGACAAATGGCCGACGAGCCGAAAACCCCCGACAGCGACGAACTGATTCTCGACACCCCGGTCGATACCGGCGAGCCGCGCGATGCAGGCGATACCGATCCGGACGATGAGGACGTCGAAGAGGAAATCCCTGCATTCGGCGACGATATTACCGAGCCGAAGGAAAACGATACCGGCCTGGTCAAGCATCTTCGGCAGGTCGCGAGGGATGCTCAACGCGAGGCGGCTGAGCTCCGAAAGCAAGTCCGTCAGCCTGAGACGATCGAAGTCGGCGAGAAGCCGACGCTCGCCGGCTGCGAGTATGACGAGGACAAGTACGAAGCCGAGCTCGACGCCTGGAAGGAGCGCAAGGCGGCGGCCGATAGGCGCACGACCGAGGCCCGCACCACGAACGAAAACCAGCAGCGGCAGATCCAGGAGCGAATGGCGAAGCTCGACCGCGAACATGCCGCGCTCGGCCGCCCGGACGCCGATGAAGCACTCGAGACCGTGAAGGCCGCGCTTGGCGAGGCAAAGCTCGTCGGCATCGCTCAGCTCCTCGACGAGGAGACCGACGGCGCGAAGTTCTTCTATGCGCTGGCCAAGAACCCGCAGCAGCTGGAGGCTCTGGCCTCGCAGGGCGATTATGTCCGCCTCCTGAAGCAAGTCACCAAGCTCGAAGGACAGTTGAAGATGGTTAAGCGCAGAACGCCGCCCAATCCCGACACTCCGGAGCGTGGCTCGGGCAAGATCGCAGTCCAGCCGAACGCCGTCCGCAAGGAACTGGAAAAGCTCGAAAAAGAAGCCGAGCAGAGCGGCGATCGGACGAAGGTCGCGGCTTTCAAGAAGAAACATTCGATCCGCGATTAGAACTGCCTAATTGCGGCGTGCGTGCGCCTGCCGCAATTTTGCGGCTGACCGCGCCATCAGCGACCTCCGGCTGCGACGGGAGAGACCTTGAAGCGGGACTGACCGGGCCGAGCCCGAGACACAGATTCCACTCAACCGAGGTTTCGAACGATGGCTGTCAACCTACCGAAAAACGAACTCGTCGCCTTCGATAACGTGCTCGCAGACTTCGAGGACATGCTCGTCGTCGCGCAGGAAGTCGAAAAGTTCAACATGCCGGGCGGGCCTGCCGAGCAGCAGCGCTACAGCGACAAGGTGTGGCGGCCGATGCCGTACATCCCGGCGGTGTATGACGGCTTCGATCAGACGTCGAACTTCGGCGACCTGACGCGCCTGGCCGTTCCCGTCACGGTCGGCATCCACAAGGTCACGCCGATCAAGATCGGCCCGAAGGACGGCCGCGACGAAGCCTCGATCGCGCGCTACTTCTCCGATGCGGCGATGAGTCTGGCGTCCGTCGTCAACCTCTCGGTCTTCACGACCGCGATCAACAACGCCACGCTGGTCAGCAAGCGCACGGTCGCCGCGACGGGCTATGATGACCTCGCCGCGATGAACGCGATCTTCACCGAGCAGGGCCTTCCCGGTACGAACCGGAAGGCGTTCTACTCGGCTCGCGACTATCTCTCGATGGCTGGCACGATCGCCAAGCCAGGCGCGAGCGCGAGCCCGCTGGCGCAGAGCGCTTACGAGCGCGCCTATGTCGCCAGCATCGGCGGCTTCGATCTCTTCGAAAACGACCAGACGTACATTCTCCCCGCCGCGGCGGGCGTCGGCGTCACCATCACCAACACACAGCCGCTTTACTACACGCCGGTTGCTTCAACGACCGACACCGACGGCAACAC